GAGATGCCGGAGGGAATGAGTCGGAAAGCGGAAGAACACTGGCATCGACTGTCCAAGCAGTATTTGGAGGTGGGGGTGCTCACCCCGGTAGACGGACCGGCCCTGCAGGGGGTGTGCGAGGCGATGGCCGAGGTGGCGGAGCTCGAGGTGAACATCCGTCGGCACGGGCGAACCCAGGAGGTGGAGACCACGTCGGGCTCGGTGAAGGAGGTAGCCCGCCCCCAGGTGGCGATGCTGGCTGAAGCGAGGCGGAGATTGAGCCGCGGCCTCACGGCCTTCGGCGCGGGCGCGGCGGAATCGCGAATCCGGGTCAAGCACTCCCCGAAGAAACCCAAGGTCCGGCCCGGCGATGAGTACTTCGGTTAGACGCCGAGTGGTAGATCACGTCTCCGCCTACGCCAGGTCCGTGGTTGGCGGGAAGGTGGTCGCAGGGCACCTGCTCCGTCTGGCCTGCGAGCGCCATCTCCGGGACTTGAAGGCCAGGAAGGCGCGTGGCCTCAAATGGGACGTCGCTGCGGCGAACCGCGCCATCCGGTTTTTCCCGACCGTGCTTCGGCTTGCCGAGGGCGAGTTCGCCGGCAAGCCGTTCACGCTGCAGCCGCTGCAGCAGTTCATCGTGGGCAGCCTGTTCGGCTGGAAGAAAACCACCGGCTTTCGTCGATTCACGACGGCCTATATCGAGATGGGCAAGGGCAGCGGGAAAACGCCGCTCGCTGCCGGCATTGGCATCTATGGCTTCACGGCCGACCAGGAGCCCTCCGCCGAGGTGTATTCGGCGGCGACGATGAAGGATCAGGCGAAGATCTGTTACCGGGACGCCGAGCGGATGGTGCAGGCCAGCCCGGTGCTGAGCGAGCGGATCGACATTACCGTGAGCAACCTCGCCCACCCCGGATCCGGCTCCTTCTTCCGGCCGGTGTCCTCAGAACACAAGGGGCTGGACGGCAAGCGGGTCCATATGGCCCTGATCGACGAGCTCCACGAGCACCCCAACAGCCTCGTGGTGGACAAGATGCGGGCCGGGACCAAAGGCCGGCGCCAGGCGCTCATCGTCGAAATCACGAACTCGGGATATGATAGGCACTCGATCTGCTACCAGCATCACGAATACAGCGAGAAGATCCTCCAGGGCAGCCTCAAGGATGATGCGTGGTTCGCCGTGGTATGTGGACTGGATCCCTGCGAGGCGTGTCGGAAGGAAGGCCAGACGCAGCCGAAGGACGGCTGTGAGGACTGCGACGACTGGCGGGATCCGGCAGTCTGGCTCAAGGCCAACCCGAACCTCGGTGTCTCGATTCGCGAGGACTACTTGGCTGGGCAGGTGCGTGAAGCGATCGGGATGCCGGCGAAACAGAACATTGTCAAGCGGCTCAACTTCTGCATCTGGACCGAGCAGAGCACCAAAGCGATCGACATGACGCTCTGGGATCTCGGGAAAGAACCGATCGATCTGGAGTCGCTGAAGGGTCAGGTCTGCTATGGGGGGCTTGATCTGGCCCAGGTGAGCGACTTGTCCTCCCTGGCTCTGGTGTTTCCACGGCCGGAACCGATCTGGCCAGTGCTCTGGTGGAACTGGGTGCCGGAGGACGACATCCAGAAACGGTCCTCGAAGGATCGGGTACCGTATGACGTGTGGGTGCGAGGGAAGTTCATCGAGACCACTCCGGGCAATACCACCGACTACGGTTTCATTCAGCAGAAAGTGATCGAGCTGGCCAGCATCTACGACATCCGTGAGGTCGCCTTCGACCGCACCTTCACCGGACAGATCGTCCAGAATCTTCAAGCTGAGCTGGGCGAGGAGCGGATGGTGCAGTTCGGCCAGGGGTTCCTGAGTATGGCGTCGCCGACCGCGGAACTGCTCCGGCGGGTGAAGGCTGGGGAGATTCAGCACGGCAACAATCCAGTGGCTCGGTGGTCGGCGAGTAACCTCTCGCTGGCCACGGATGCTGCGGGCAACCTGAAGCCGGACAAGGAACACTCAACGGAGAAGATCGATCCCATGTCCGCGGTCATCATGGCTCTCGGGCGGGCGATGCTCTCCCAGCCCGCAGACGGCGGTCTCGTGGTGGAGTTCGTATGAGGCGGCTGGCAGCCTTTCTGGGGCGGCCGGACGTGCTGCGGGACCTCCATGTCTATGGGGGACTCGGCCTGACTGGGTTCGGTGGGTGGCATTTCTCCCCGCCGGCCACTCTGATCGTCATCGGCTTCGCCCTCGTGGCGCTCGGCCTCTACGTTCCGCGGAGGACCCCCGCATGATCCTCGACCGGATGCGCGCCGACGTGAGCTGGCACCCGCTGGATGACCGATGGTATCAGGCGATTCCGGACGGCCCGGGTGGATTTACGGGATTCCCGATGACGCCGGATCGCGCCATGCGGGTCTCCACGGTCTTCGCGTGCGTCAGTCTTCGGGCGGACATGCTGGGGTCACTGCCCTGCTTCCTCTATCGGCGGATGAACAACGGCGGGAAGGAACGCGCGAAAGAGCACCGACTCTACCGAACGGTGCGGAAACAGCCGAACCAGACCATGACCGCGATGGACTTCTTCAGCATGGGCGAGGCCCAGAACTCGCTCCGCGGGGCAGCCATCAGCGAAATCCAGGAGCGCCGGGGACGGGTGGACCTGGTGCCCCATCATCCGGACCTGGTCACCATTGACACGCTGGAGTCCGGCCGGATGCGGTATCGGATCCGGAATCCCAAGGGCGGGCCGGAGCGGACACTTTCGCAGGATGAAGTGCTGCATGTGCGGGATCTCATGCTCGACGGCGTGACCGGGCTGGCCCGGGCGGTGCTCGCGCGCGAAGCAATCGCCGTGGCGGCGGCTGGCGAGGCGTTTGTCGGTGGCTTCTTTAAGAACGACGCCACCGGGCGCCTCCTGATCGAGCACACGGGCCAGGTGCCGTCGAAGGAAAAGCGGGAGGAGAACCGACGGGCGATCGAGGAGAACCAGGCGGGGTACATGCACGCGCGAAAGACCATGATCGTGTACGGCGGCGCCAAGGTCTCTGAAGTGGGTAAGCACGACGATGGAGGGTTCATCATTGATCCCCGCAAGTTCCAGGTGGCCGACATTGCCCGATACTATCGGGTGCCCGGCTTCATGATTGGATTGGAGGAGAAGTCCACGAGCTGGGGCTCCGGCCTGGAGCAGCAGAAGCAAGGGTTTGTAGACTTCACCGGCCGGCCGATCGCCACCCGGTGGGAGCAGGCGCTGAACCGCGACCTGTTGACCGAGGAGGAGCAGGACGAGTTCTTCTTCGAGTTCGAGTTCAAAGACCTCCTGCGCGGAGACATCAAGAGCCGGAGCGACGCCCTGGAGATTCAGCGGCGGAACGGGGTGCTCAACCCGAATGAATGGCGGGTGCTCGAGAACATGAACCCCCGGGAGGACGAAGGCGGCGAGGAGTACCAGGACACGCCAACGGGCGCCGCGCCGAACACTGGAGCAGGGAGGCCGGCACCGGCGCCGGTCGAGGAGGAGGAGGAGCCCGCGCCGCGGAAGAAACCCAAGGCGTCCAGCCTCCCGTTGCCCCTCGTGCTCGACGCCGCGTCCCGGATCGTCGGGGCCGAGCTCCGGGAGGTGGAGAAGCGGGCCCCGAAAGCGAAAGAGGACGGCGACAAGTTCCACGCCTGGGCCCACGCTTTCTTCCTGGAGCAGCGGGCGTTTACGGTGAAGGTGCTGGCCCCGCTGGCGCTGGCGTTCGACGCTGAGCCGGGTGTGATCGAGACCATTGCGGACGGGGTGGTCTCGTCGGGACGGGGTGCAGTGACCACTGAGGGGATGCGCGAGGGCTGGACCGCGGCACGGCGGGATGAAGTGGTCCTGATGATTGACAACACGTTCCGTGGTGCCGAGACCCGGCGCGCGGCCTAACCAGGAGACCCCCGATGTCCGTCACGAACTTTCTGCACAGCCTCAACGGCCCGTTGCTCGTCGAGCCCCGGGTCGGCCGCGTCCTAGTTGGAATCCTGATGCGGAAGCTCGCCGGCGCGACGTTCTCGGGGGCCGACCTCCACACCGAGATCGGCATTGCCATGCCGGAACAACGAGCCGCGGCTCAGGCCAAGGCGCGGGACCAGGCTGCGGAGACCGGGATCGCGATCATCCCGATTGTGGGGATCATCTCCCAACGCCCGTCCAGTCTCGGGGCCTCGACCGACCAGATCGGGGCCATGGTCGATGCGGCGGTCGCCAGTAAGCACATCGACGCCATCCTGTTCGACGTGGACTCTCCGGGCGGTGTGGTGACCGCGGTGCCTGAAACGGCCGCGCGCATCCGCGAAGCGGGCAAAGTGAAGCCGACCCTCACCCTCTCCAACGGACTGATGGCCAGCGCGGCCTACTGGCTCGGGGCTGCGGCCAACGAGGTCTGGATTACCCCGAGCGGGGAGGCAGGCTCGATCGGGGTGTGGACCGCGCACGAGGACTGGTCCGGCAAGCTGGAGAAGGAAGGCGTCAAGATCACTCCTATCAGCGCCGGCAAGTTCAAGCTCGAGGGCGCTTTCTGGGAGCCGCTGTCCGAAGAGGCGCAGGCGCATCTCCAATCCCAGGTGGATGAGGTGTTCGGCTGGTTTGTGAAGGATGTCGCAAGCTTCCGGAAAGACACTCAGGCCAATGTCCGCGCGGGCTATGGCCAGGGCCGGGTGCTGATGGCGGAGCAGGCTGTGAAGGCAAATCTCGCAGACAAGATTGGCACGATGGACGAGGCGATTGCACGGCTGGCAGCGAAGGTTGGCGCGAGCCGGAAAACCCGCGCCTCGATCGACCGGGACCGACTCGCGCTTGACGCGGCCCGGCTCTCTGCCTAGCTTGGATCCGTTGAGGGGTGACTGACTTGTAGCGCGGAAGCGCACGAGCGCGAGCCCCGACGCACCAAAAACTGAAGGTCAGTCACCGTCACTGCGGAAGCGGGGCGGGACACGCAACGGGGTATCTCCCCGGCGTCGTCTCGCCCGCTTTTTTGCGTGCCTGCCTCCTGCGTGTCCCGCCTCGCTCCCTCACTGGGAGCTCACCATGAAGCGATCCGTGAAGTACCGGGAGCAGTACGCCGCCGCCCTGAAGAAGCAGACCGCCATCCTCGACGCCTGCGAGGCCGCCAATCGCGATCGCACCGCGGAGGAGGAAACCGCCTGGCTCGCCGCGAAGGCCGAGATGGCCAAAGCCAAGGGCAAGCTCGACGAGGCCCTCGAGATCGAGGCCGCCGAGCTGGTGGCACCGGCCGTCTCCTCCACGCTGGCCAATGGCGAGCCGCCGAAACTGGGTCCGGTGAAGGACCGGTCGGAAGGCGACAAGCGCCGGGGTTTCGCGAGCCATGTGGACTTCCTGATGGCCGCGATGGACAACTCGGACGCCACCAGCCGGGATCAGGTGAATGACGAGCGGCTCCGTCCCCTGGCCCTCGTGGACAAGGATGACAAGAAAGCCAACGGCCGGCTGGCCTTCCTGCTTCCGGAAGCCTTCACCCCGAGGAGCCTGCAGGCGACCGTCGGGTCGGACGAGCAGGGCACCTACTCCGACCAGTACGGTGGCTTCGCGGTGCCGACGACCCTGCTCCCCGGCATCCGGTCGATTCCGACCGAAGCGGATCCCACCGCCGGCCGGACCCAGCCGTTGCCGATGGCCACCCCCTCGGTGGATATGCTGGCGCGGGTGGACAAGGACCACACCACGAGCGTCTCGGGCGGATTCACCGTGTCGCGGCGCGCCGAGACCGGCACCATCGCCTCCAGCCGCGCGAAGATGGAGAAGATCACCATGAAGGCGAACAGCCTCTTCGGGCTCGCCTTCGAAACCGAGGAGCTCCTGGACGACTCCCCGATTTCCTTCGCGGCGATCATCGCCTCCGGGTTCCAGAGCCAGTTCGCGGCCCACATGCTGAAGGAGAAGATCCGCGGCACCGGGGCCGGGGAGTACCAGGGCGTTATCGGCGCCCCGGCCACCATCACCGTCCTCAAGGAGAGCGGCCAGGGGGTGGACAGCATCAACTCCACCAATGTGATCAAGATGGCCTCGCGGCTCTGGGGCCTGAACGACGCGATCTGGATCGCGAACCACGACACGCGGCCGCAGCTCATGGTGCTCTCGGTGGCCGTCGGCGTGGCGGGATCGCTGATCTACACACCGAGCCCGACCGTCGGCTTCCCCGACATGCTGCTCGGGCGCCCGATCTTCTACTCCGAGTTCGCCTCGAAGCTGGGCGATCTCGGTGACCTCATCCTCGGCAACTGGAGCCAGTACCTGGATGGGCTCTACCAGCCGCTTCGCTCGGCCGAGTCGGTGCACGTCCGCTTCGAGAACCACGAGAAGGCGTTCAAGTTCTGGCTCCGCAACGCCGGGGCCCCGTGGTGGCGGTCGGCGCTCACGCCGAACCAGTCCGCCGTCACGCTCGCGCCCTTTGTCATTCTGGAGGCTCGGTAACCATGACCTACATCGCTGAACACCTGACCTCGAACTCCGAGCGACGGATAGTCGATTACGACATCGACGATGCCGCCAACCTGGTGGTGCTCGATCCGGCCAGCGGGGACAAGTGCCTCCCGATCAACCAGTTCCGGTGCTTCCTCGTCGGCGTGTTCCGCTCGGTCGGAACGGGCGGCATCACCACGGTCAAGATCGTGGCCGCCACCTCCGCTGCCGGTGCTGGGCAGACCACCGTCCGCACCATCACGCCCACCACGGCGGACGCGGTCGGCGACACCGTGTGGGCGGAGTGTCACGTGGAGCAGATCCACGAGGCGCTCGCCACGGCCACCCATGTCGGCGTCGAGATCGACCTGGTCACCACGACCGACGAGTGTGTCGTGTTCTTCGAGCGGGCCGAGCCGATGTTCCCGCGCGCCGACCTCACCGCCAACTACATCGCGTAGGGGGAATCTGACATGGCATACAAAGATCCCACGGCGGTCGATCCCCAGTCCTTCGTCCCGGTCATCATGGGGTTCCGGGTGGACAAGGCGGCGGAAACGGTGCCGCAGAGTGGATCCCAGGACCTCTTCACGATCGCGGGTGGCCGGGTAGCCATCCTCGGCATCGTGGGAGAAGTGACCACGGTGCTGGGGGCGACCGCGAACAACGCCAAACTGATCGCCAATCCGACCACCGGCACCTCGGTGGACATCTGCGCCGTGCTGGCTGTCGCCAACAAGGAAGCGGGGACGCTGTTCGGCATCACCGGCATCTTCGCCGATGCGCTGGTCGGCGCCAATGCAGGAGCCACCGTGCTGCAGCAGCGGCCGGTGGTGGTCAACAGCGGTACGATCGACTTCGATTGCTCCTCGACCAACACCGGGGCGACGAAGTGGACCTGCTGGTACGTCCCGCTGGACGATGGGGCGACGGTCGTCTCGGCGTAATGGCGCACCTGGTGAGTCTCGGGGAGTTCGCCGCGTTCCTGGGGGAGGAGCCGGACGAAAGCGCCGGCCCTCTCCTCGAAGTGGTGGAAGCGACCCTCGAAGCGCAGTGCGGGCGATCGGATCGGCCATTCCAGAGCCGGCAAGTGGATCGCCAAGAATCACAGGATGGGAACGGTCGGAGCGTGCTCTATCTCGACTACCCCATCGAGAGCCTGACCATCCTCACGGTAGGGCTGGACCCCGCCAACCTCGAGCTGGATCTCGACACGGCGGACGCGGCGGTCACCACCGAGACCCAGGGAACCCGCAAGGTGCTCCTGCTCAGCGGGACCCGGACGCTGCTCTACCACGTGGGGTCGCGGCGGGTGCACCGGCTGGACGGCGGCTTTTTCGGGTATCGCGGAACCCCTGGCGACGTGTACGTGAAGTACACCGCCGAGGCGGACCAGCCTGAAGACGCTTCCCTGGCAGTACTGCATGCGGCGGCGGTGATCTACCGGCAGCGGGGGATCGAAGAGGCCATCAGCGAGTCGAGTGGGGGCTATCGCTCGGAGCTGGCCAAGGCGTTCGAGGGAGACCCGATTTGGCGGCAAGCCGTGGAGCGGCACCAGGTCGCGGTATGAGCGTGCTGGGCCGGATCACCACCCGCTCCACCGTCACGATCTACCGGCCGGTGGAAGCGGAGACCGGAGACCTGGGCCGGAAGGTGTCGAGCTGGACAGTGGTCGCGGCGGACCTGGCAGCCCGGATCGTCAGCGAGAGTGACGAGCTGATGCAGAAGGTGTTCGGCACGCCGGCGACCGTGAAAGACCGGATCTATCTGGCGGGGGCACCTGACATTCAGCCTGGGGATGCCGTCAAGGCGACCGCGAAGAACCGATCCGGGGAGACCTGGCGGGTGCAGGTGGTCCTGACCCTGGATCAAGCCGGCCGGCCCCACAAGGAAGCGGCGCTCGAGAGCACGACGGAGACCATCCCATGAGCGCGTTCAACCTGGTCACCAACCTGAAAGGCTTGAACGGGGCGGTTCGTGGGAGCCTCGCCTCGCTGGGTGGGGCCAACAGCCCGGAGATGAAGGGGATGGCCGGAGTGCAGGCCAAGCACATGCGCAAGACAGTCTCGAAGAGCGGCGGTGCGCGCGTTGCGCAGTCCATCAAGTCTCGGCGGCTCATCGCCATCGGTGGCACGCCCTCGGCACCTGGCCAGCCGCCGCACGCGCAGACCAAGCAATTCGCAAAATCGGTGAAGGCTGGAATCGTGGGGACGGGCTGGCGCGTGGGGATGTTGCGGTTCACCGGCTTGATGCTGGAGGAAGGTGTCAACGCAACGCGGGGCGCACGGAAAACCCGCAAGAGCGGGCGCCGCAGAGGGCATCAGAGCGGGACGGTCAGGAGAACCGTGACCATTGCGGCTCGGCACTACCTGATCAAGTCCATCGAGAGCGGGAAGAATGAGATGGCGGAGAAGTTCGGCGACACCGCGTACCTCTCGATTAAGCCGGGGGTCTGATGCCGAACACCGATCGCGAGCAGCTGGTGCGGGAGGCGATCACCACGATCATGAACGCGGACACGGCGCTTCGCACCGTCTGCGGCCGGACGATAAAGCTCTGCATTGAGCGGCACGCGTTCTCGATTGAGAGCCTGGTCCCGGTTGCCGTGGTGGATGTCGCCGAAGTGGACATGGGATCGGGGTCGATCACCTGCACGATCGACGGGATTGCCCGCGGAACGGCGGCGGGCGAGACGGCGCGCGAGGTCTGTGAGGCGGCGGTGGCCGCGCTCTCCTATCTCAACTTCGAGGGCCAGAGTCTGCCGATTGTGCCCTCGGCCGAGATCCGGGAAAGCGTCGCCCCGGACGACGGTTTCAATGCGATCAACCTGACCGGCGACCCGACACTGCACCAGGCACGGGCGACGCTGCCCCTGCTCTACATGGAATAACCAAGGAGTCACGACATGCCCCGTACACTGGCCCCAGGCGAAGGCATCAAGAGCGTCACCTCACTCCGGTTCGTCCGGCAGCACACCACGCCGGGCGTCACAACCACGACCG